AAAAATAAATTCTTAGATAAAATTATCAAAGACAAATGTGCTAATGATAGTAAATTAGATTATGAAGAAATCTGGTCAACAATTATCGCAAACGATGGTTCAGTTCAGCATTTAGATATACTTGATGATTGGCAAAAAGATGTATTTAAGACAGCAATGGAATTAGACCAACGCTGGGTCATTCAACACGCAGCTGATAGGCAAAACTGGATTGACCAAGCACAAAGTTTAAATGTATTCTTTAGACCTGATGCTGATATAAAATACATTCATGCAATTCACTTCTTGGCATGGAAAGGTGGTTTAAAAACCATGTATTATTGTAGAAGTGAAAAGATTGGCAAAGCAGACAAAGTTGCCAGAAAAATTGAACGAGATGTAATTAAAGAAATTGATTTAACCCAAATTGCACAAGATGAAACTGTGTGTATAGCTTGTGAAGGATAGAAAGGAAAATATGAGTAAGAAAGTATTAAAATTTGCAGCTTCATGGTGTCAACCATGTAAGATGTTAAGTAAGACAATTGAAGGTATGGAAATAGATACACCAATTGAAGAAATTGACATTGACGAAAATCAAGAATTGACAGTAAAATATCAAGTTCGAGGAGTTCCAACTCTAGTTATGGTAGATGATGACAAAGAAGTAAAAAGAATATCTGGAGCATTATCAACAAAACAACTAGAGGAGTGGCTGAATGGCTAAAGATGATTCAAATTTATTAAAAGAACGAAATAGTTTTAAACCTTTTAATTATCCTTGGGCATACAATGCCTGGTTGCAACATGAGCAATCACATTGGTTACATACAGAAGTGCCAATGGCTGAAGATGTAAAAGATTGGAAAAACAAACTTACACAACCACAAAAACATTTTTTGACAAACATCTTCCGTTTCTTTACACAAGGTGATGTTGATGTTGCTGGTGGTTATGTAAAGAATTACTTGCCATATTTTCCACAACCAGAAGTTCGTATGATGTTAATGGGATTTGCAGCTCGTGAAGCACTTCATGTTGCCGCTTATTCACATTTAATTGAAACTCTAGGAATGCCTGAATCAACTTACAATGAATTTTTAGAATATGAAGCGATGAAGAACAAACATGATTATGTTTTAGATATCAGTAATCGTAATGGCGACAAACAATCAACCGCTACACATATTGCTGTATTCTCTGCATTTACAGAAGGTATGCAGTTGTTCTCATCATTCATTATGTTATTAAATTTCCCACGCCATGGTTTAATGAAAGGTATGGGACAGATTGTGACATGGTCTATTGTTGATGAAACCATGCACACCGAATCAATGATTAAATTATTCAGGACTTATATTGAAGAAAATAAATCAATATGGAACGATACACTTAAGTCCAGGATATATACCATTGCTGAGAAAATGGTCGAATTAGAAGATAAGTTTATTGATTTAGCCTTTGAAATGGGTGATATGCCTGATTTGACTGCCGACCATGTTAAACATTATATACGATACATTTGTGATAGAAGATTAATTTCTTTAGGCCTCAAGGGAGTGTATAAGGTGAAGAAGAATCCACTACCTTGGGTCGAAGAAATGATAAACGCACCAATACACACAAACTTTTTTGAGAACCGTGCCACAGATTATGCGAAAGGTGCATTAAAGGGTTCTTGGGAAGAAGTTTGGGGTCAAGTTGCATAACAAGGAGAAGTAAATGTTAGATTTATTAGGTAAAGTATCATCAGTAAAAGATTGGGCATTAGCTCGTTGGGCTGAAAGAACATCATGGGACGGCACAGTTTTGATTGCTGTTGGTGTTGTAGGTCTACTCGCTAGTCCATTAGTTAAACTTGCATCATGGGTTGCTATTGGTTACGGTGCATGGACTCTTTGGAAAAAAGAGAAATAATGATAACAATTGAGCAATCTGCCACCGATAAAATACTGGATCTCATCAAACAAGAAGAAGATTCTGATATAAAAGGTCTACGCATTTTTGTTGAAGGTGGTGGGTGCTCAGGTTTTCAATATGGATTTACTTGGGAAAAAGAAATCAGTGAAGATGATTTTTCATTTGATTTAACAGGTTCCAATTTAAAAGTGATTGTTGATCCAATGTCAGCACAATATTTACAAGGTTCAACAATTGAATATCAAAAAACAATAATGGCAGAACAATTTGCCATAAGGAATCCAAACGCACAAACAAAATGCGGTTGTGGTTCTAGTTTTTCTGTTTAAGGAAAATATGGAAGTTATACATAGACATTTAATCGTAAGAGCTGAAACTAAAAAAACACCCACAGATAGAGCATGGACTCATGGTTGGTTACAACAACTTGTAGGTAAAATTGGCATGAAAATATGCCAAGGTCCAATTACAAGTTACATTGATGTGCCAGGTAATCGTGGTATTACTGGTGTTGTGATTATTGAAACAAGTCATATTGCACTACATATTTGGGACGAACCTGATCCAGGACTTATACAGTTAGATGTATATACTTGTGGTCCATTTGACCCACAAATTATATTTGAAGAACTAAAAGCATTTGATCCAGTTAAAGTGGAATACAAATACTTAGATAGAGAACACGAACTTAAAGAGGTTAAACTATAAATGGCGTATAGTGACAAAGTATTGGATCATTATGAAAATCCAAGAAATGTTGGTTCATTAGATAAAGATGATCCACAAGTTGGCACAGGTATGGTGGGAGCACCATCTTGTGGAGATGTGATGAAATTGCAGATAAAAGTCAACGAAGAAACAGGGATTATCGAAGATGCAAAATTCAAAACATACGGATGCGGTTCAGCAATCGCAAGTTCAAGCCTTGTCACAGAATTACTCAAAGGCAAAACGCTTGACGAAGCCTCAACAATTAAAAACTCAGCCATTGCCGAAGAACTGGCTTTGCCGCCTGTTAAAATCCATTGCTCAGTATTGGCAGAAGATGCGATAAAATCTGCCATTGCTGATTACACCAAAAAGAAAAGTCAAAAAGACATAAACATACCAGTTGTAGGAGTATAATGAAAACACTAGATCACACCTGTCATAACTGTCAGTCTGAATTTGCTATAAACTATGTTGATAGCGTTTGTGAATCAGATCCAACTTTCTGTCCATTTTGTGGAGAATATTTGTTGTTAGATTCAGAATATCTAAATAGCAATATGAACAACACGGACGGAAAGGGTGTAGAGGACTATTGAACTGGACACATAACGGAAAAGAATTCACTGAAGATCACATTGGTGAATATTTTGGTATAGTTTATTTAATCACAAATTTAAAAACAGGTCGTAAATATGTTGGTAAGAAATTCTTTACTCAAGCCGGCCGAAGACAAATTAAAGGTAAAGTTAAGAAAGTTCGCAAACCGTCCAATTGGTTAAAGTATTGGGGAAGTAATAAAGTTCTCCAAGAAGATGTTGAAAAACAAGGCGAACAAACCTTTACAAGAGAAATCCTTCATTTGTGTAAAACAAAAGGTGAATTATCTTATTGGGAAAGTTATGAGATATTCAATCGACACGCTTTACGAACAGATGAATATTATAATGATTGGGTTAGTTGTAAAGTAAGGAAGAACCACTTAGAAAAGAAACCCGATTCTATTAAATTCTCTCCTAGACTGAAAAGATCACAAAATACAAGACCTTATCATTGATGGCTAGCTGGAGCTACCTCAGCAACCGGACACCAGCTATGTATAAAAAAACAAAGCTCTGGACAGGCAAATATGAACGAAGAATTATATAAAGATATAAAAGAAAATATAAAATCTTATCAACCGATAGCTCGTGACTATTGGTGGATTAAATTTTCTAATTATAAAGGCAACATATTACTATTTGCTGGTTCAATATTAACAGGTGAAACTGTTACTCAACATTTTACCGATGAAGACGATGCTGTCTTGTATGTCAATTGGTTATTTCATCAAAATCCTGCTTTAAGAATAAACCCAAGATTGCCTCGAAAAGGCTTGACTAAAAAAGAAAAATAATATATAATACGCTATGATTAAGAATGAAAGTATATTTGCTTTTTGGGTCAAATGGTTATCGACTGTTGGTGCCTGTGGTTGTGCCTTTGCTAGTTCGATGGATTGGTATCCACTAAATGTCTGGTTAGGTTGTCTAGCGGGCATTGGTTGGATTTACATCGGTTGGTTATGGAAAGAATCAAGTGTGATTATAATCAATGTAATGATGGCTATCATTTATGGTGGCGGAGTGATAAGGAGTTTGGAGTTTGTTTCCTAAAAAAATAGAAGATTATATAAAAGTTTATAAAGGTTATTTGAATGATGAAATTTGTGACCATGCTGTTAAAGAATTAAAAGAATCACCAGATTGGGAAACACACACATTTTATAATATGAATAATGATTCTTATCATTCAACCGATAAAGAATTGTCAGTATTATTTCAAGGTAACAAAGAAAAAGATATTACAGCGACAGAATATTTCATGGAACAAACATGGAATGTTATTGAACGATATATTGTAAAAGACCATTCATTTTGCAAAGATTATTATGATGGTTGGGCTGGGTTTACTATGTTAAGATATAATCGATATAGTGAAAATACCAATATGAAATTACATTGTGACCATATCCATGATATGTTTGATGGTGAAAGAAAAGGTATTCCAACATTATCTATTGTTGCAAACTTAAATGATGATTATGAAGGTGGTGAATTTGTGATGAGAGGTGAAGTGATACCTTTAGGAAAAGGTGATATTATATTATTCCCATCTAACTTTTTATATCCACATAAAGTAAACGATACAACCAAAGGAACAAGATACTCATATGTATCATGGGTATGGTAGATCCAGAACAAATATATGAAGATATGATTAGGTTATATGGTGAATTACCTCATCCGGTACATGAACCAAAACGGTGCCTTTTCTATCTTAAGATGTATAATTACCGTAAAAAATTAAAATGATAAATAGTCGTGTCAGCCACAAGTTGACACATTACTAAACAATCCCAAAAGGAAAATATAACATGAAAATAGCATTACTAACTTTATTATTAGCATTAACACCAACGATTGTGATTTCTGAAGAAAATACAGCTCGAGCAAGAACTGTTGAATATAAACATCTCAATGAAAAAATTGAAAGTTTAGAAAAAGCAATTCGTTTACAAACACTCACAACAGAAGCCGTTCGCAAAGAAAACTACGATTTAGCTTGTAAAGCACAAAAAGAAGCAACCATCGCAACAAAACAAGCAAATGTTGTTGATGTAAATGGTTACAGTGACAAGCAATACGCAGAAATTTGCACAATCTCAAGAGCAACCTCCGAACCAAATATACCATTATGGTTAAAACCTGTAGCTGGTTTTGAACCTGCTGGCGTTTATGTTGAAGGACGAAGATAATGGCAAACTACTTTGAAAGTGGATTCACCATGCTAAAAGAACTTGCAAAAGATAAAGCAGAACAGAATAAAAAACTTGAAGAATTGAAAGATGTATATGATGAAAAATTTAGAGTATGTGAAGACGATAAGGTTTGCGCTCGCCGCCTTATTGATGCTTATTCCGATTGCGACTAAAGCAGAACTAGAAAATTTGAACCCTATCTCAGCCATTCTTAATGGTGGAGATACGGTTATAGATAAAATCAACGAACAAAAACAATTTAACCAACTTGTTGCAGAAACTTTTACAATAGAAGAATATGCTGAGTGGTTAAAGGTTCAACAATCATTTCAAGCAAAAGAAACACGAGAAAAAGAACAATTTTTATCCTGTATTGAAAAGGGAACTAATAAAAAAACTTGTGTTGACCCTCATTGGTGCCTCTATCCAAACCAATTAAACAAAGACGAATGTGTTTGGTATAAAATCAAATACGATTTAAAATAATTGCCTCTTTTTAACTCAAATGGTGATATAATTATACTATGGACAATGAACAAATAAAACAAAATATACAGTTATTACAAGATTTTATATGGGAATATAAGGCAATAATTCTGTTATTCATAATTGTTTTTGTAAACCTATATACATTTACTAAAAATAATTATCTATCAAAACATTTAGAAGAATGTAGGATACAAAACGAATTGTATAAACAGAATCCACCTAGAATAGAACCAGGTAAAGGCGGCTATGATAGTTGGGAATCAAGTATAAGGGTTGAAAAATGAGTGAAGTCATCGATATATTAAATAAAATAAAAAACTCAAAGTTTTATGAGATAGATATTTCAATGGAAGCACCATTCAAAATAAAAGATAATGTCCCGTTTGAAGTTTTAATCAATGATGGTGTTGCCAAATTTAAAGTATTAGCATCAAATGAATTAGAAGCACACAACAAAGTATTTGATTATTTAAATAGTATTGATGATGATTATGACCCGGCACTGTAAAAAAATTAAACAAAGAAATGCGACACTCTATGCTTTATTTCGTGGTGATTTACCATTTGGTCATAAAGTAGAAAAGAACAAAAAGAAATACAATCGTAATTCTAAACACAAGGAGAAATTAGATGCAACTGAGTGATGATGCTAAAAAGAAATTAACTGGTGCAATGAATGAAATGAGTAACAGTATGTTACGAGCAGAAGCTGAAAGAGAATTACAAAAAGAAGTGATTAATAATTTATTTGATGAGTTTAAAATACCTAAAAAGGTATTATCAAAAATGGCAAGAGTATATCATAAACAAAACTTTGCAGAAGAAAAAGCAACACATGAGGAGTTTGAAGAACTCTACCACACAATAACTGGCACAAATAATGATTAAGCCTGAAATTCATCCATTATTTCCAACACCGGTAATGATGTTTAACATGAACCGTGAGTTTACAAAAGAAGAACATCGTGTTTTCAAAGATTGTGCTAAGAACATGAGACCAAACGAAGGAAATAAAACAAGTGATGAACGATACATTTTAGATAAACCTGAAATGTCTACACTGAATACTGAATTGACTGATATGGTTAGATTATATATGGATGCTATAATCAATCCATCAAATAAGGTATCGCCATATATTACACAATCATGGTTAAATTACACAAAAGAAGGACAATGGCACCATAAACATGAACATCCAAATAGTTTTATTTCAGGTGTTTTATATATTGATGCTGATGCTGAATTGGACAAGATTAACTTTTATCGGCCATATCCACAATATCAACAGATTAAATTAAATCCAAAAGATTGGAATCAATTTAATTCTGAATCATGGTGGTTTAGTGTGAAAACAGGTATGCTTGTATTATTTCCATCATATCTAACACACATGGTTGAAGCCAAAAAAGGTAAGAACACACGAACCAGTTTGGCATTTAATACATTTTTAAAGGGAACCATTGGTTCATACGATGATTTAACGGAGTTAAAAAATGAATAATCCATTAAGAAAATTAAAGAAGTGTGAATTTTGTGGTACAACCAATCCAAAAAAAGAATATGTTATTTTTGAATCATCAAAACCAAAAAAGATTGGTAAATTAATTATCAAAGAAAAAGTAATTTTATGTGAAGAATGTGCCTCTTTAGGTGCGTGTTAAGGAGTAATAATGATTGATATGTTTGAAAATTCACAACAAGAAGGCCAAATATATGATTATATTGATGACCTAGGTTTTTATGCGAGTAATCCAGAAAACGGTTGGTCAAGTAAGAAAAAAATATATGAAATATTATGGGAACTACAAAAGCAGTTAAAGACCTTGCCTACATTTCCAGATGAGAAACAATGGGTCAAAGATAGAAAAGAAGCATTAGGCGTTAAGTGAGGTTGTTTGATATAAAATGGATATCAACTATAATGTTGATAACTGGTGCAACAGCACTTGCTTTAAAAATAGAGCATTTTCAATATTGTTTTCCAGTGTTTGTATTGGCTCACACAATATTGGCGTATGAATTTAGTGTCAGGCACAAAAACTTACCTTTATTCATACAAAATTGTTATTTTATTGGACTTAATTCGATTGGAACTTATGTCTGGCTATTGAAATGAGATATAGATATATTCCAGAGCAACTTGAGGCAATAAATAACAATACAGATTTAATATACGAATTCAAAGAAGACGGTGCGTTAAAACTTTTATTCAAATACGCTTTCGATCCTGAATATAAGTTTCTTTTGCCTGAAGGAGACCCACCGTTTGAACCCGATCCTAACGAGATTGGTGAGACACACGGTTTATTTAAACCAGAGATAAAAAAATTATATGTGTATTCTAAGGAGAACCCAAATATGGATCCTTGGAAACGAGAAATGCACTTTATAAATTTGCTATCTGATATTCATATTTCAGAAGCAAAGATACTGCTGGCTATAAAAGACCAAAACTTGGGTAAAATATACCCAAATATTACTCATCAATTAGTTAAGGAAGCGGGACTACTTTGACAGATAATGTCGTTACAATTAGAGATAAGATTAATCAAAAGATGGAAAAGTTGGAGCAATATGTTGCTACAAACGCCCATATCACACACCCTCATATTGTCAGAGAACATCTCAAAGAGATCCATAAATATTATACATTCCTAGAGCGTGAAGACCAACAGTATGTTGATGTTATTGAAGATTTTATTGGAAGGGACGATACACGATGGTTTTAGAAGAAAGATTAATAAAGTTATTTAATGATTTTATCATTGATGTAAGGTCACATCTGAATGATATTGATGATATAGAATTAAAAAGAACATTTTTGACATTATTGAATGATTATAGAAATAGAATGGAGAATCTAAATGAAGACGAATTGGTTTGATGAACTTTCACAAAGAGCTTCTGTTATTTTAATATTAACCTGTGGTGTTATTTTATTTCCTTTTATTTTAGCGTTTGGTATATTATGGGAAGTATTAAATTTTATACACCGAAAGGTGTTTAAATGATATTACATCATTTTGAGAACGAAAACAAATCAGCCACCGTATCACACTCACAAGGTCAATTTATTGTAATGAAATACATTGATAACCAATATATTGATGAAGAAGTGGCATTGACTGAAGATGATGCTGAAATGAAAGCAGAAGATTGGGTATTGAATGCTTCTGCCAGCTGATTTTGATAATAAGAATTACAAACGAAGAAGTGACCTATCATTGGTTAAAATATCATGGATTGAAAGGTTAATTAAATGGATAAAGAAATAGTTAAAGATATATTACTCAGAACCGGTGGTTCATTTACCGACCAGATTGACCATGAACCTTATAATAAGTTTGGTGAAGCGCTACTCAACCAAATCATTGATGAGTGTAAAGAATTACAAAAGACACAATGCTCAGCTATGGGTGTAGCAAACACCATAAAGAGAAACTATCTTAAATAATGCCAGGGGTTTACCGAGAGAAAGAATGTCCAACTTGTGGTGTCAAACATCGTAAGAAAGGTAAATATTGTGGTCAGTCCTGTGCATCAAAGAACTATCGGCACTCAGAAGAAAGCAAAGAAAAGATATCCAATGCTCTAAAGGAAGAACATAAGAAACCTGAACGCATCGCT